ATTAAATATGTTACTACTATCTATTAATTCAATCCAATTGTTAGAAGCAGAATCAAACTCCATAGAATAGTTTGACAATTTGCTTGAGTTACTGCTTTTAGGCATTCTCCAGTTACGATTGTAAAATTCTGTACTCATCTATTCTCCCATTTTATACCAAGCTACAAGATTACTAGAGCTTGCATTAGTTAAACTTGTTAAATCATTCGGTGCGCCACTGTTGTAAATCTCTGTTACTGCTGCACTGCTTAAAGCTGTATTCCAAATTGAAAGTTCATCTATATTTCCTTTAAAAAAATCTCCAGGCGACAAAGTCGGGTCGTATTCTTGACCTATTGAATAATGTGTTGCGCTTTCAAAATTTATATTAAAAGTTTCTGTACTTCCTATTGGCGAACCATTTATATATACTGTTCCAGCAGCACCTCCGCTAACGTGTGGTTTAGTTATAACTAAGTGATACCAGTTACTATCGTCATAATCAGCAGAACCAACAACACCACCGCTGCTTCCAGTAGCTGCAAAAAAGATTCCCCCAGAACTTTTAGCAATTCCAATTCTCAATACATTTGAAGTTCCGCTTCCGTGCGCCGAAAATAACATATTAGAACTATTAGCAGTGGTATGTTGTCCTGTACCTTTGAACCATAAAGACAATGAAAAACTTTCATTAATTAACACATTAGACAAGCCATCAACAGAAATATAATCGTTTACCCCATCAAAGCTAAATGACCTAGTACTTGAATAAGGTGCTGCTGTAATTCCTACTGTTTGACCACTTTGAACACCATCAACAGTATATGTAATAATATGACTATCAATAGTAGAAGCAGATAAATCAATTTGTCCTGTTGAACTATTGAAAGTTCCTGTATCTACAAACACTAAACCAGCAGAAGCATTAAAAGAACCTCCAGCAGTTCCTGTTATAGTTGGAGTTGGATCAGCTTCAGCCTGATTAAAAGAGGATTTACTATAACCAAATGCAGCACTAACACTAGGGCCAAAAGCTCCAGCTGGTATATAAAATAATCCTTTTTTTCTATTTTTATTATATATTAAAGCCATATTTAATTTATTGGTATATCACATTTATCATAAGCAAAAGGCATTTTAAAACCTATATTCATTCCAAAACCAGTAAGCTCATCCTCAAATCTTTCTGTAAAACTATTCAAAGTAGAACCTCTAACTAAATTTATTTTTTTCCAATCTATAAAACTACTAGAAATATTTTGTTGTTCAAAGTATGCTACAGCATCTAGTAAAACCTGGCACATATCTGACTTTACATCATTCTCATTAGTCTCGTCTTTATTTACTAAATCCATAGCCATTATATTAAAGTTCCAAGTAAAAGTTCCATCACCTAAAGTTGCTGGCTGATCAGCCACCCAAAACAGTGGATAGTTAAAATCAGCTAGTTGATTATGTTCTACTATTTCAAATAAATCACCATTACCAAAGTTTTGTATCTGCTTATGCAAGTTAGCAAATACTCTAAATTGTTCTATTATTTGGTTATACGTTAATATCATTTTTGGCTATTTCTATATTCATCTCTCCAGCAGTAACTACTACCGCCACCACCTAAATAAAAACTAGTTTGAAAAGCTGTCTTTCTAGGGTTTAAATCGTCTGAGTGTTCTTTATACTTAGAAAATAAATTATCATTTTCACATAAGAAGTTTATTAGCCTAGCCTCTCTTTCCTCCGCTTTGTTCTTCCATTCATCTCTTAAATACTGTAAATCTTGATAGTCTATAGGATTACTATTTTCACTATTCTTAGTTGCTACTGATTTATTCCTATATTTAAATAACATAGAAGTTGAACACTCATAAACCGTCCAAATAGCCATAGTAGGTGCAATATAGTTATCTAGTAAATTAGTCTCATCACTATTTAAGGTGCTGCCAGTTATCTTAGTCTTTAAATCTTCATATAAAGGAGTTCCTAGAATTGGGTGTATTCTTAACTCTTGACAGTCTTTAATACTAGGTAATATTAACCTCATATCTACATTTTCGTCTATTAATGTAGTGTTCTTTACGTATTGTTCTGATATGAATAAAACTGCCATTATATATCGTATTTTAATTTTATTTCGTGTCTTACATTTTTAGCTCTACTACTATAAGGCTGTAAAACAATAGCCTCTAAATCTTCTTTAATATTTTCTAATTCGCTTTCCGCTTTTAGTTTTCTTCTTTTTAATATTTGGTAGCTACTGAGTTTCATTTTTTTAATCTTACTATTTGCATTTCCCATATATGTCTACAGTAGGGAGTGGTTTGTCCAGTTCTAGGATTGTTATACCAGCCACCTCTTTTAGTAAATATATCAATTCCAGATTGTCCTAAGTCATTTGTTAATAAACTTAATTGCTGTAGTGTATATCTTTTAGTCCTAGCTAGTGCCATCATTCTAATACAAAACGGCCTACTCTGAGTTTGTACTGGCGGTGCATCTGGTCTTTCTATATATTTGTAAACTACAAAAGTCTCATCTTCAGGTTTTTGAATAGTTTTCTTAGCATCTTCAGTAGGTTTAAATTCATTATCTAAAGCGCCAGCATTTTGTAGCTCTGCTATCAAATCATTAACTTCAGATTGTGGTAAACCTAAAGCCTCAGCTATTTCTGTAATAGGTAAATCTGGATTGTCTATAAGTAAATCTAAAATACTTTTTTCAGCACTAGTTAAAACTCTATTTATCGCAAATTTAAAATCATTTAATAATTCACTCTCAAACTTTTTAGCCTCTTCAATATTAGTAATAGGTTTTACAAAACTTTGAATAGTTTCAATTTGTTCTACATCTATACCAGTAGCCTCTAATTGAGTGAAAAGTATTTCGTCTTCTACTTCTTTAAATTCTTTTTTAAGACTTTCAGTGGTTTTAGTTACACTACCTTTAAGGCCTATTAATTGTCTTATTTCTTCAATAGACATATTGTCTAGCACCTTAGTAGCTACTAGTGGACTTAATATACCAATAGCCTCAGCTACTTTGTTAGTCTCTATTTCGCTTTGTGAAAGTCCTATTTTCTCTCTTAACTCGTCTTGAGTCATAGCACCTAATACAGCTGTTTCACTAAAGTATCTTTGTACTGGTTCTATCTTTTGTAGTCTTACAGGATGTCCACTAATACCGTTAAAGTTAAGTATTGAGTTTATTAGTTCATTAAATATTTTTTGCTCAGGATCAATCTGCAAGTTTTGATACAATTGAC